CCGTTAGTTCCCACGCCGTTTGCAGTTACTGAACCCGTTCCACCTGCACCGCAAGTTACTGTGAAGTTTGTAGCTCTTAAGACTGAGGTCAAAGTCCCAGTCAAATAACCACCTGCACCGCCACCCGCTCCGACATAATCTCCACTCGAAGCACCACCACCACCGCCACCGCCCGCGACTACTAAATACTCGACGTTTAACGGTTGAGCGTTAGCACTGGCAAGAATTCCAATAATCGGACTCATTATGACAGATCGCCCACAATTGTGAACGTGTTTGTCCCTGTGCAAATAATTGTGCAAGCAGAATAGCGGGCTCGAAGAATTGGCGCACTTGATGTCCCGCCTGTTGAAGTAATTGTCACAGCTCCCCCGCTGATTGTCGTCAATCCGACACCAATTGATTGAACATTTATTTGATTTCCGGTTGTAAAGACTGAAGCTGGAATTGTAACTGTTACCGGAGAAGCGTTTGATGTTGTGACTAATTTACCGACATCGCTGGCGACGAGTGTGTAAGTAGTGCCTGTTTGAGCATTAAAACTCAAAGTCGTGTCATCTTGTTCAATCCATACAAAGTCCAAATCTGTCCCAGAATTCTTCGCTAAGACTTGTCCCGTTGTGCCGCCTTTTAGATCAACAAATGACGAGTCAACGCCATTCAATGAAGTGCGAATTGCCGCCGCTCCATCTTTGACTAAGTCGGTATCGTCCGGTGTCTCCCACCCGAAGTTTGTTGTCGTTGCCATTTCTTCTCCTTTATGCGACCGTGGTCGCGTTCAACCAGTCAAGTGTAGGGCTTAAAGTGTTCCATCTTTCGGATATTGGCACGTCGTTCCATCTAAACGCCTGAAGGCTAAAAGCTATTGGCGAGAGATTAAGTGTCAAAGATAAATTGTTCACGCTTGCGTTAAATGTCCAGCCTTCGACAAATCCCTGAAATTCGCCGTCGTTCATGTTGTTTGGCAAATCCATGATGTTTAGTGGCAAGCCCATGAAAACAGTCAAAAGTGTGTCACGATCGCCATCGGTTATGTTTGGATTTCCAAGCGCAAAAGTAATCGAGTCAAACATTGCCCGGGGATTTGCTCTTAAAGTTAGATAAAAATCGGCTTGATCTTCGGCGTCTGTGCCATTATGCAAAGTCGTTTCAATTGATTGAGCCAGTTTTCCATAGGTAGCAATAGAAGCTAGATCCTCGGCTTCGGCTGTGCCCGCTCTCCATTTGATTGCAATTGAATTCCGGACATCTCCTGATCTAGTTGAAGTCCTTAAACCATAGGCAAGAGCGTCCGTGGCTGTAACGTCGAGATAACCATTTGTTGAAAGATAAACGCTTCGATGAGTGCTGTCTGAATAATTTATGCGTCCAGCCGAATCTTCAGACAGATACCCGAGCCCGGAAGTTGCCAAAGAAGCGACCAAAGAATAAATGTCTGTAATGTCTGAACTCCGAGCTTGTAATTCATAATTGCCAGTATCTATCTCGCCCAGTCCATTATTTTCGGCATTTGTCCAAATAGTTGTGGGATCGTAAGTGTTCCATTGAAGTGCGGCTGGGACTTGATTCCAATTATTTGAAAGAATTTGACCAAGAATCGTTGCAATTTGAACGCCATCAAAATCTTTTGAAAGCACCCCTTCGGTCAAAGCTTTTGGCAATCTTGACAAAGTCCCGAGAGCTGTCAGATTGACGGTTTGAGCAATTCCGTTTATGCCGGAAGAGCTGACTTCCACAATGATGTCGGTGATAGATCCACCAAAAATCGGGACATAAGTGCCCACAGAATTCTGGACTTCAATTGTTATGCCTTGATTTATCTCAGCGGTTATGGCAGAACCATCAAGATTTATGAGTGAGACATTGCAATACCCGGCGACGGGTTGCGAGTAAATGTCTGTGCGTCCGGAAGTGATTGTCAAATCTGCCAGAGTAACATTTTGAAATTCAACCGCATTTATTTTGACGCGCCAAACTGGAGTCCAAATGCTCACTAGAAGGTCAGAGCTCCCGCACCCAAAGCCCCACGGGCTTGCGATCTATTTAGAACCTGAATGATTTGACGAGCTGTGCCTTCGGGATCAATTGCGCCATTGACGGTCAGATTGATGGTTGTGCCCCCACCCATGCCGTTTGGAATGATTGTCCCGTTTGACTTAGGCACAAATAGCTCAGCTCCACGCTCTCCGACCACATAAGGCGTCCCGCCTGTTACAGCTCCACCATTTGCCCGAAAGCCGCCAAAAGCCGAGCTGACTAGATTGCTCACGCCTTTGACGATTGGGTTGTTTTGAACCAATCTGATTAGATTTCCAATTGACTGGACAACCCCATCAATGAACCCGACAAGCTTTGCAAATCCTGTGATGAGCCCGGATAACAAAGTGCCCACCACTTTCAGAGCCGCTCCTAAAACTTCGCCTAATACTGGCGCGAGAATCTCGGCGACAAATGAAGCAAAAGCTTTGAACGCATTAAATAATGGTTTGAGATTGTCTTCATTGTTTTTGATTGTTTTTGCAATCTTTCCAAATGCTTCAAATAATCCTTCAAGAATTGGCTGAAATACATTGACGACCCCAGGAATCACGATCTCGGTAATGAAAGACCACCATGACTGAAAAATTGGAATCAAAACATCTTTGAAAAATGTAGCGATATTTGCAAAAGCCGGAGCAAGTTTTTTGCCAATATCTTCGGCAAGCAATGAAACCGCTGGGATAACTTTGTTTACGATCCCGCTGACGAGTGGAGTGATGGCGTCAAGGACAAATGATCCGACTGTTTCTTTACCTTCATCAAATGCAACATTGAGTCTCTTCATAAGCTTTGCCCAAAGCATTTGACACAGCTTCCAAAGATTTTCCAGATCCAGCGGCGATGTCCACTGCTAAGGATTGAAGTCTTTGAGCCTCTCCGACGTCTTTGGTGGCTCTGACAAGTCTTTCCAGCGATGGTCGTAATTCATCATCGGTTAAGCCAGTAAGAAGCGAAGTTTTTGTAATTTGATTTTCAACAGCGGCAATCTGGGCATTTGTCGCGCCCGTTGTATTTTGCAATGACGCGGCAAGTTTGACTTGAGCCTTTTCGTCTTCAATTGCGGCTTTAACGCCATCAACGAGAAGCTTGCCAGCGTAAGCCGCCGCCGCCGCTCCAGCAATAGCAAATGCCGCTCCAGCCTTCTTTGCAAAGTCTCCGACTTTAGATCCAAAGCTTTCGACTTCATTTGTCGCGCCTTTGACCCCGCGCTTTAATTCATCAAAGTCAGCGTCGAAGGTAATCTTTACCTTTGGAATTCCAGCCATTACGCCACGCCCCCTCTTTTAGCGACTTCCTGAATCATCTCGGCATATTCCTTCGCAACGATTGGCACATAAAACTCAACAGCTGGAGCAATCCAATATCCGCGAGGATTTGCTCTCACTTTGAATCTGTCTGTGTATTTTCGACCGAGTGAGTCAATGCCGGGGTGCGATCCATATTCTGTGCCCCAAAGCAATGCGCCCGCTGGGGCTGAAGTTTGCTTTGTCTTTTGTCCTCTTGAATTCTTTTGCCCGCCATACTTGCGACCGACTTTTACACTGCCACCCACGTCAACACGGATCAATCTATCTCTCGGAGTCTTGATGGCTTTTGAATTAGCGAGAAGCTTTGTCGCCGGAGCTGGAGCTTGATTTGCAGACATCATTAACTGACCCGCAAGCCGTTGCGATAATGGTTGAGCTCTTGTGCGGACTTCATCTTGCGTCTCTTTATCCAGTGATCGCAAAACACCCAGCAAATCTTTGAGTTGACGTGGATCGACTTCGATTGCATAAACGCCTTGTTTAGCCGCCGCCATTTCGTCTCTCCAAAATCTCCAGTGTGGTCTTTATGTCTTCAGCTGTCTGCCATTCACTCTTCGGGAGACCCGTCGCGATGGCGAGCTCCCAAAGTAAACGATTTACGCTTCCAGCTTCAAAACTTTTGGGTCTTGACTCTCCGTTGATATATCAGCGACGGTCTCGATCCAAGCTTCGTAAGGTTTAACTGGCTTTCCAGCGGCTTCGCGCTTCATGGCGTTGTAAGCCAAGAAAAGCAAATCGCTGACCCCAATCTTGTCTTGCGCTTGTTGAATTGTGTTGCCTGTCTTTGTCTCCCATTTTGCCCACTCGGGTGGAGCGGCGATGTAAGTCGCCGACTCCCCTGAGCTGTATTCGATAGTGATTGCAACCTTCATGCTCCCGTTTTCCTTATCTCTTAGCTGAATGTCTCGGTTGGTGTTCCCACGACTGTGAAGCTTAGGCTAACAGTCTGTGCGTCTGGGCTTGTGCCGCCCACGCTAGGAAAGATTGGCAAAACATTGAAAGCAAATGTCGCGCCTGTGACTGCAACCATTGAGACTGCAAGTGTTGTGTTTGGTGCTGATTCTGCCGCCGCCCAAAGAGCTTCACAGAGTGAATCTGTCGCGCCCCAGTCTGCAAGCATTTCAAGATCA